ACCTGGCGTATAATTGAACCCGGTCTTGATATCAAGACCTTCAGCATTACTAACACCTTCTGTGATAATTTTGGTTCTCACAGAAGTCAATGGTAAATCTGGGCATTTAATATGATATTCTTTTTTTTCGACGACTGTAAGACGATGTTCATGATATGTGACTTGTTCGTCATTCGTATTCTGATTAATAACAGTGCCTTTCGACACTAATAACATGGTGCAGGTGAACCCTGGGGCAAACGAATACCAATCATTAATGTCTTCATCTTTCTTGGCTTTGGCCATATCGAAAACAGAATGTTTGTTCCATGCCTTTGCAAAGGTAAACTGAGTTGCAGGCATGAGAACGCGTTTCACCGTCTTTAAAATTGTAAATTTCTGCTTAAATCCGGGGAAATTAGCGGGGCTGGCACCTGGATAGAAATATCCATTAGGTGAGGTAATTGCAGCAGCACTGTTGTTAAACTGCTGAATTGCTGATCCCCATGCTGTGATAGGCTGAGTATCTTGAAAGTCTTTGGCCATCAGATAATAACACGTGACTTCAACGGGTAACGATGAGGGATTAAAAACTTCCAGTGAATGGATAGTTTTCATAACATCAATTTTCACCGTATCCGGCAATCCCGCATTACTGTCCCCGTTAAATAGTTTCTTAGTTATATCGTAAACTTCCTGAGGCCAACGCGCGTTATATTGAGATACCGCCTGAGTACCAGAAGTGGCATGGTGAGCTCGACTAACTACGTGAGTCTTGTATTGCCCAAGTGGTGCTTTTTCCAATGCAATTGTTTTCATCATGCTGCGGAGTTTGGCTAGACTGAATCCACCTGTCTTACTCACACGTCGAGGACGCTTGTAGACCTTTCGCTTCTTACCTTGGGCACGCCGCCGAACAGGGCGAACCCGAACAGTAGAGCGAGGGCGACGAGATAAAGGATTATAACGAGCGTAAGTACGGCGTCTTCTGGTAATACGAGGCATCGCTGAACTGTTTGTTTGATTGTTTGAAAAAAGGTAAGTTTGGGCTCGAGCCCCAGCGTCTCGTAAGTATGGATAGGCTGTGTATCCATATACGGCCCCGTATACGTTGCCTCCGATGAATCCGAGTGCTGTGGCGGCTGTTCTACCGACGACGTCTCGAACATTCCAAGGCATTAAATATGTTTAATTAGTAGAGTTGGTTTGTGTCTCCTGATGGTAGACAAACCACAAGTGCAAAACGCAAAAGTGAAAATTTGCGCGACACGGCTATAAAAGTGGGAGTTGGGAGTTCGCTCTAGTAAGTAATACTACAAAATCCCAAGGCTTTTGGTCTACTAGAGCTGAACTCCTTATCTCCCTATTACCCTGCTTTATTATCGACATAAAGTAAGCCTGACCGCCGTCCGTTTATGCAAGGAAATATTTGGATATTGACAATTCCTCATCATGAATTTACACCATATCTCCCCGACTCAATCCGTTACCTCAAGGGACAACTTGAACTTGGAGCCGGTGGGTTCCTCCACTGGCAGGTTATCTGTTATTTCAAGAGATCAACAAGATTGGCTGCAGTTCGAAACATCTTCGGACCCTTCCACGCCGAGCTTTCCAGATCTGCTGCTGCCGACGACTACGTCTGGAAGGATGACACCCGAGTTGCTGGTACCCAGTTTGAACTCGGAGACAAACCTCTCAAACGCAACAACAAACGAGATTGGGAACAGATCAAACAACTGGCGCTTGCTGGAGATCTCCTTGAAATCGACTCCAGTGTGTTTGTTCAGCATTACCGTTCCTTGCGTAGCATCGCTGCTGACTACGCAAGACCGGTTCCTATTGTTAGGCAAGTTCACGTCTTTTGGGGCAAAACAGGTACCGGCAAGTCAAGACGAGCTTGGGATGAAGCCGGCATGGATGCTTACTCTAAAGACCCACGATCCAAGTTTTGGTGCGGTTATCGAGGTGATCGACATGTTGTGGTGGATGAGTTTCGAGGTGGAATCGATATCTCTCACATACTACGATGGACAGATCGGTACCCTTGTCACATTGAACTCAAAGGCTCAAGCGCGCCCTTTATGGCCACGACTATTTGGATCACATCAAACCTCGATCCCCGAGAATGGTACCCTGGACTAGACGATGAAACTTTGGCGGCGTTGTTGCGGAGGTTAACTATCGTTCATTTTGATGCTTTATGATTTTATATGAATAAAAGTATGGTCTTATCAATTGTTTTTTCCGCTTCTTTCGCCCCCTCTCACCCTAGTAGAACCCCTCCGACCCCCCCCTAAAGGGGGCCCCAACGGGTCTCCGTGTCCACGTCGGGCGGTCGGTGAGGGGGCGAGGCGAAGCTACTGCTTAGTAAGTTTGGAGTTTTTAAGTTTTTTTTTTATTTATTTTTGAGACAATTTGACTAAATATATCGTTGATATATTTAGTTGCCCAAATTGATAAGACCATCGAATGCTGGGGGTAACGCCGTATAAGGCGCGTCTTTGCTAACACGGTAAACCGTGTTAGCGACGACACCTGGCGTATAATTGAACCCGGTCTTGATATCAAGACCTTCAGCATTACTAACACCTTCTGTGATAATTTTGGTTCTCACAGAAGTCAATGGTAAATCTGGGCATTTAATATGATATTCT